ATGAAGGCTGCAGAATAGTCGAAGGTGCAAACGAGAAATCAATGATTGGCGTTTTTAAGGTTGCGGTTGAAAGTTTGTAGGTTTTTGTGTACCGAAACAATTCCGTGATTTTCGTTAAAAAGTTACTCATATGCACTCTCCTTCCTTTGGTACATTCTTTCTCGTTTGCTGTTGTCCTTACGGACCCTTGGTCTGGTGGATCGGGAAGGAGTAGACATCGACCCACCTCAATTATACCAAGATTACGAAAAACTTCAATAGGAAGGTGCTTATAATGTTCGAAAAAGTAAATTCGGTCCATCAGGATTCTGCCGGCTGCTTCGAGAAATTTGTGGAATGGAGGCAGGTCTGATGAAAACAACAACTGAAATGCAGCTCGTCCCCATCACGAAGCTGGTGCCCTATGTAAACAATGCGCGTACTCACTCGCCGGAGCAGATCAACAAGCTCCGCTCTTCTCTCCGTGAGTTTGGCTTCATCAATCCTGTTATCATCGACCGTGACTATGGCGTCATTGCCGGTCACGGTCGTATTCTTGCTGCCAAGGAGGAAGGCATCAATGAGGTGCCGTGCGTCTTTGCCGACCATCTCACCGAAGCACAAAAGAAAGCGTACATCATTGCGGACAACCGCATGGCGATGGACGCAGGCTGGGATGAAGAACTCCTGCGTGTGGAAATTGAGTCTTTGCAGGCAGCGGACTTTGACCCGCTTCTCACCGGCTTTGATGAAAAGGAACTGTCGAAGTTATTCGATGACGGCATTGAAGCCGAAGATGACAATTTCGATGTGGATGCCGAATTGCAAAAGCCGACCTTCACGAAGGCTGGAGACATCTGGACACTGGGACAGCATCGGCTCATCTGCGGTGATAGCACCAAAGAGGAAACCTTCACCGCCCTCATGGACAGCCGCAAGGCGAACCTTGTCATCACCGACCCGCCCTACAACGTGAACTACGAGGGCAGCGCCGGGAAAATCAAAAACGACAACATGGCATCGGAGAAGTTTTTCGACTTCCTCTTCGATGCCTTTTCCAATATGGAGAAGGTCATGGCGGACGATGCGTCCATTTATGTGTTCCACGCCGACACCGAGGGGCTGAACTTCCGAAAAGCATTTGATGCTGCCGGTTTCTACCTTTCCGGCTGCTGTATCTGGAAAAAGCAATCCTTGGTGCTGGGACGCTCCCCGTATCAGTGGCAGCACGAGCCGTGCCTTTACGGCTGGAAGAAGAAAGGCAAGCACCAGTGGTACACGGGACGAAAGGAGTCCACCATCTGGGAGTTCGACAAGCCCAAGAAGAACGGCGATCATCCCACTATGAAGCCTATCCCGCTTCTGGTCTATCCCATCCAAAACAGCTCTATGGCAAACTCCGTGGTTCTCGACCCCTTCGGCGGCTCTGGCTCCACACTCATCGCCTGTGAGCAGACCGACCGAATCTGCTGCACCATTGAACTGGACGAGAAGTTCTGCGACGTCATTGTTCGCAGATACATCGAGCTGGCCGGCACGGATGAGAAGGTCAGCGTTCTGCGGAACGGTAAGGAATACAAGTATTCTGGGTTGGAGGAGATTACAGATGAAGCCTAAGCTCCATGTTGTTTCTTTTTCCGGCGGCAAAGACTCAACAGCTATGCTGCTTCGTATGCTGGAGGAAGGCATGCGTGTGGATGTCATCTTGTTCTGTGATACCGGGCTGGAGTTTCCGGAAATGTACGACCATATTGATAAAGTCGAAAAGAAAATTGGCAGGAAGATTGTTCGGCTCCATCCTGAAAAGAACTTTGAATATTATTTTGCAGTACACCCGGTTGAACGAAAAAAGAGCTCCCTTTTTGCACAGCGTTACGGTTTGAACTGTGTCGGGTACAGTTGGGCAGGTCCGAAAACGCGATGGTGTACTCAGATTTTGAAAAACCGCCCTAGAGAGCGGTTCTTTGACAAGCTCAAAGCTTCGTATGACATTATCGAATATGTGGGAATAGCAGCAGACGAAGACTACCGGTTGGAACGCAAGTGCAACCTGCGCGATAATATGCGAGCTCCATTGGTCAATTGGAAAATGACAGAGGAAGATTGCCTTCAGTACTGTAAAAAACGCGGCTATGATTGGTCTGGCCTATATAACTATTTCAACCGCGTATCTTGTTGGTGTTGCCCACTGCAGTCTTTGTCAGAACTGCGGGAGCTCTATCGGCATTTTCCGGCACTGTGGGAACAATTGAAAAAGTGGGATAGCATGACGTGGCGAAAGTTCCGAGCGGATTATTCTGTTCTGGAACTAGAAAGACGCTTTGATTTTGAAGAGGAATGGCTGCAAGCCGGCAATACCTCTCTCAGAAGCAGAGCATTTTTTAATGCGCTAAAAGAACGACTGGCTCAGCTTGAATAGGTATAATTATCACGAATAAACGGATGTAGATTTGTCATATTTATACTGCCGAATTTGCTTGATATATCTGCGCTTTAGAGCGAACATGTGTATACCAAATCAAAGGAGGCTTCATTATGGAAGTTAAGTACAACTTGACCGGTCCGGCCAGAAAAGCACTGGTTAAGGCTATTGAGAATATCACTGGTGAAAAGGCAATCTACAAAAAAGTCCCGTCCTGCGCCTACATGGTTGCCGGCTACACCATCACCAAGGAAGGTACCTTACAGTGGGCTGAGAGCACTGACGTTTCAGCGGCAAAGCTCTTGGTGAAGAGACTTGCTGATGCAGGCTTCGCAGCAGAAGACTTTCAGATAGAAAGCATCGAGCCGGACAAGAGCGAACCTGTTGAAGAAGGTCTGTGCATTCAAATTCCCAAGAGCAGTATTTCGGATTTTGAACTAGGACTGATGGAGAAAATGATTGCCGGCAAGGCATCGCTAATTAAGAAGGCGACCGGTGCAAGTAATCTAGATGTTGAAATCAAGGACGATGTGGTTTGTTTTCCTTGGTTCGATACGCTGCCTGACCCGGAAATGATCAGAGCCGTCAGCGTGTTTATCACAAGACTGGCAGCTCTTTCAAGAGATATGAAGCGGGTAACCGCTTCCGAGCGTGAAGTGGAAAACGAGCGCTATGCCTTCAGATGCTTCCTGCTTCGATTGGGATTTATCGGGAACGAATACAAGTCGGAAAGAAAGACACTGCTTAAAAATCTGAAAGGTTCCTCTGCTTTTCGCGATGGACAGAAACGGGAAGATAAGTGATGCAATTCCTTACAGCATTCAGCGATAATGCACACAACTTCCTTCTTAGATCTTTGTGTAGTTTATATCTCCGATATGACTTGATATATATCCGCTTTAGAGCGAATATACACACAACAAAACAAACGGAGGACAAAACAATGACAAGAGTATATGAATACACCACTTGGATGGACAGCGAAGAATGGAAAGCAAAAAACGCCGCAGCGATTGCCGTAGGCAAGGCCTACAAAGGCACCAAGTTTTCGGTTGGAATCGGTACCTGGGGTACACGGACATTTCTGGTTTTTGCCGAGACCAAGGAAGAAGCAAAGTCTCTTGCACTTGAAGCCTTTCGGGCAAGCGGCCATCAAAATTACGATACCAGCAAGATCAACTGCAGAAACGTTACGAACTGCAAGAAATATAACTAAGCCAAGAGCTCAGCCCCTGAGGGGCTGTTGCTCGTATTATGGAAGCTGCAGCGATGCGGCCATATTTTTATGCCTGGAGGTGAAGCATGAAACAACTGAAGAAATACAAGCCGACCAGGTTTATGCTGAACACCTCCTATTATGATAAGGAGTTAGCAGATTACGCGGTCAGCTTTATCGAGTGCCTTTGTCATACCAAGGGGACCTGGGCCGGTAAGCCATTTAAGCTCTTGGACTGGCAGGAACAGATTATCAGAGACCTGTTCGGTACGGTTAAACCCAATGGGTACCGGCAGTTCAACACTGCATATATCGAAGTTCCAAAGAAGAACGGCAAGAGCGAGCTGGCAGCAGCGGTCGCTCTTTTGCTTTGCTGCGGAGACGGTGAACAGCGTGCTGAGATCTATGGCTGCGCTGCGGATCGAGGGCAAGCCACCATTGTTTTTGATGTGGCTGCGGATATGGTTCGCATGTGCCCGGCTCTGAATAAGCGCTGCAAAATTCTGACCTCCCAGAAGCGTATTCTTTTTACGCCAACTAACAGCTTCTATCAAGTGCTGTCGGCAGAGGCCTATAGTAAACACGGTTTTAATATCCACGGTGTTGTATTTGACGAGCTTCATACCCAGCCAAACCGCAAGTTGTTTGACGTCATGACCAAAGGCTCCGGCGATGCCCGAATGCAGCCGCTGTACTTCTTGATTACCACGGCAGGCACGGATACACATAGCATCTGCTTTGAAACCCATCAGAAAGCATTGGATATTTTGGAGGGCAGAAAAATTGATCCAACTTTCTACCCGGTGATCTATGGTGCCGGTGATACAGAAGATTGGACGGATCCTAAGGTTTGGCTGAAAGCAAATCCATCTTTGGGTGAGACCATCGGAATAGATAAGGTGGAGGCCGCTTGCGAAAGTGCAAAGCAGAACCCCGGTGAGGAGAACTCTTTCCGACAGCTGCGTCTGAACCAATGGGTGAAGCAAGCCGTGCGCTGGATGCCGATGGACAAATGGGATGCTTGTGCCTATCTGGTCAATGAAGAAATGCTGGAAGGCCGTGTCTGTTATGGCGGCTTGGACTTATCTTCTACCACAGACCTTACTTCCTTCTGCTTGGTGTTCCCTCCAGAGGATGAGGACGAGCCATATTATGTACTACCGTATTTCTGGGTTCCTGAGGATACGTTGGAGCTTCGTGTCAAACGCGACCATGTTCCCTATGACCTTTGGCATCGACAGGGATATTTAGAAACTACAGAAGGCAATGTTGTTCACTACGGTTATATCGAAAAATTTATTGAACGGCTGGGAGAGCGTTTTAACATTCGTGAAATTGCCTTTGACCGTTGGGGCGCTGTTCAGATGGTACAGAACTTAGAAGGCATGGGATTTACAGTCGTCCCAATGGGACAAGGCTTTGCCAGCATGTCTCCTCCGACGAAAGAACTGATGAAACTGACGCTGGAAAAGAAGCTGGCACACGGTGGGCATCCAGTACTTCGATGGAACATGGATAATATTTTCATCCGCACAGACCCTGCCGGAAATATCAAAGCGGATAAAGCAAAGTCCACAGAGAAGATTGACGGTGCCATCGCCATGATTATGGCATTAGACCGCGCAATTCGCTGCGGCAACGATGTCAGTGAATCGGTCTACGACAGCCGAGGACTGCTGTTTATCTGATGGTGGACGGCTGGATTTTTGGCTGCATAAGTCGAAAACCATCGAATGAAAATAAGTTTTGGACTTTCATTTCCAAAACTCTTTACTTTCTTGGGATTTTGGGTATAATAGAATCAGAAAATTCAGGAGGTGCGTTATGACCGAATTGATTAATCGACCACAATATCTGAATCAGCTGATTCAAAACAAAGATGTGGATTTGGTGAAAATTGTCACCGGTATCCGACGCTGCGGAAAATCGTCCTTGCTGGATTTATTCCATCAATATCTGTTGGAGCAAGGTGTGCCGGATTCTAATATTATCCACATGAACCTGGAGTCTTTGCGCTATCGTGACTTGACCGATTATCTTTCCTTTTATGATTATGTCAGCAAACAGATTGCTGAGAAAGAAAAAACCTATCTTATTTTTGATGAGCTGCAGGCAGTGGAGCATTGGGAAAAAGCAATCGAGTCGTTCCGTTTGGATTTTGATGTAGACATCTATATCACAGGTTCCAATGCTTACCTGTTGTCCACAGAATTTTCTACGCTGCTCTCTGGCAGATATGTAGAGATACGGATGCTGCCGCTGTCATTTAAGGAGTTTCTGGACTTTTACGAATTTGCAGCCGATGTGACTATGGATGAAAAATTCCAGAAGTATCTCCAATTCGGCGGGATGCCTATCTTGCGAGAATATAAGTTCAACGAGGCCAGAAGCAATCAGGCATTGGAAGGCATCTATTCTACTGTAGTACTTCGGGATATTTTACAGCGCAACAGCGGAGCAGACCAGGCAATGCTCCAGAAAATCATGCTGTTTCTGTGCTCCAACATCGGCAGTATTACATCTCCAAACAGCATCGGAAATGTGCTCTCCAACGAGGGCGATATTCATATCGGAAAGCAGAAAAACATTGCAGGGAAAACGGTGGACAAATATATTTCCATGCTGTGCAATGCATTTGTATTCTTCTCTGTCGGCCGGTACGATGTAAAGGGCAAACAGCTTTTGAAAACACTGGGCAAAAACTATATCATTGATATGGGCTTTCGCAATATGCTGTTAGGCTATCGAGATGCTGACCGCGGGCATATTATTGAGAACATCGTATTTCTGGAACTTCTCCGCCGTGATTATCGGGTATATATCGGAAAAGTTGGAGAAACAGAGGTTGACTTCGTTGCGGAAAAGCCAAATGATAAAGTATATATCCAAGTGACGGAGAGTATGCAGTCACCGGAAACCCGTGAACGGGAGCTTCGTCCACTGCGCCTGATTCCAGACAACTATGAAAAAATTGTGCTGTCTATGGACCGCAGCTTTATCAATTCCTATGATGGCATCAAGTCCGAGAATCTCATAGATTGGCTGCTCAGCGAATAAGCCTTGCATTTTCAATGTGGAATCAAAAGTTTCTGCATTTCAAGTCGGAAATTTCTATAATCAGAGCACTTTCGGACTTGGAAATAGCTACAATCAAATACTGCAAAGCATCTGTCTGATAGGCAGGTGCTTTTCTTTTGCCCATTTTAAGGAGCGTGATAGTCATGGGTATTCTTTCAGGACTGTTTAAGTCCAGGGACAAGCCGCAAAATCGTACAGCCGGCAGTGCCTATAGTTTTTTCATGGGCGGCAGTGCCGCCGGAAAGCGGGTAAATGAACGCTCTGCCATGCAGATGACAGCGGTCTACTCCTGTGTGAGAATTCTGTCTGAGGCGGTGGCGAGCCTTCCTATTCATGTTTATAAGTACAATGACAGCGGCGGTAAGGAGAAGGCGCTTGACCATCCGCTCTATTTTTTGCTTCATGATGAGCCAAACCCAGAAATGACATCCTTTGTGTTCCGAGAAACGCTGATGACACATCTGCTCCTTTGGGGCAATGCCTATGCGCAGATTATCCGCAACGGCAAGGGTGAAGTGATCGGTCTATATCCGCTGATGCCGGACCGGATGCAGGTGGACAGAGATGAACATGGACAGCTGTATTACGAATATAGCCTTTCTTCGGACGATGCACCAACCATGAAAGGCAGTACTGTAGTCCTGAAACCGTCCGATGTCCTTCATGTTCCCGGGCTTGGGTTTGACGGTCTTGTGGGGTACAGTCCCATTGCCATGGCGAAGAATGCTATTGGGCTTGCAATTGCCGCCGAGGAATACGGCAGTAAGTTCTATGCCAACGGTGCTGCGCCGAGCGGTGTTCTGGAGCATCCGGGAACGCTCAAAGATCCATCACGTGTCAGAGAGTCATGGACACAAACCTTTGGAGGCAGTTCTAATGCCAATAAAGTAGCGGTGCTGGAGGAAGGTATGAAATACACGCCGATCTCTATCTCTCCCAATGAAGCACAGTTTTTGGAAACAAGAAAATTCCAAATCAATGAAATCGCTCGAATTTTCCGTGTCCCGCCGCATATGGTCGGAGATTTGGAAAAATCGAGCTTTTCTAATATTGAACAGCAAAGTTTGGAATTTGTGAAATATACCCTTGACCCATGGGTATCTCGATGGGAACAGAGTATGATTCGTTCCCTTCTGACCACAGAGGAAAAATCCATATATTTTATCAAGTTCAATGTGGATGGTCTGCTTCGAGGTGATTATCAGAGCCGCATGAACGGCTATGCCATTGGCAGACAGAACGGCTGGATGTCCGCAAACGACATCCGAGAGCTTGAAAATCTTGACCGTATTCCTGTCGAACTCGGCGGTGACCTTTATCTCATTAACGGCAACATGACCAAATTGCAAGATGCGGGTATATTTGCGGCAAATGGAAAGGAGGGAAATTCCGATGAAGAAGTTTTGGAACTGGACGAATCAGAATCAGACGGAGACACAGCCGGAACAGAGAATTCTCACACTGAACGGCACTATCGCAGAGGAAAGCTGGTTTGACGATGATGTCACCCCACAGCTGTTCCGTGATGAACTGGAATCCGGCGGCGGTGATATTACTGTGTGGATCAATTCTCCCGGAGGTGACTGTATTGCGGCGGCGCAGATCTACAACATGCTTTCCGATTACAAGGGGCATATCACGGTAAAGATTGATGGCATCGCAGCATCGGCAGCATCTGTTATCGCTATGGCCGGTGATAAAGTCCTTATGTCACCGGTTGCTATGCTGATGATCCATAATCCAGCAACGATTGCTATGGGTGACCATGCGGAAATGCAGAAGGCCATTGATATGCTGACCGAGGTAAAGGAATCCATCATCAATGCCTATGTGGTAAAGACCGGACTGTCCCGTGCAAAGCTGTCCCGCCTTATGGATGCAGAAACATGGATGAATGCAGGCAAGGCTGTGGAACTCGGCTTTGCGGATGGTGTTCTGGAAAGAGCATCCGACACTTTGGAACATGAGAATGCCGTCACCGATGTTATGTTTTCCCGTAAGGCGGTGACCAATGTGCTTATGAACAAGATGACTGCCAAGTACGGCGCATCTGAAAAAACGCCCAGAGGGCAGGCTGATATTCCTGCTCCGGAAGATGCAGACCATGGCCGCTCCGCAAAAGAACTGCGTGACCGCCTTGACCTGATCGAAAAGATTATTTGATTGGAGGAATTCGTAATGAATATTTCTGAGATGATTAAGAATCGTGCTGACCTGGTAGGTCAGATGAGAAACTTCGTGGATACTCATGAGGATAAAAGCGGCAAACTGTCCGCAGAGGATGCTGCCGCCTATGCAAAGATGGAGACTGAATTTGAGCAGCTCTCTGATGCCATTTCCCGTCAGCAGAGAGCGGATGCCCGTGAAGCAGAACTCGCCAAGCCCGTCAATTCTCCACTTACCGGAAAGCCTTATGTGATGGGTGCACAGTCGGAGGAAAAGAAAGGCCGTGCTTCTGATGCCTATAAGAAGGCAATGCTTACTGCGATGCGTACCAACTTCCGTCAGATCTCCGATGTCCTTTCCGAGGGTGTGGATGCTGACGGCGGCTACCTTGTTCCGATTGAGTATGACCGCAGACTGATCGATGTGCTCGAGGAAGAGAACATCATGCGCAGTCTTGCGACCAAGATTACCACTTCCGGCGAACACAAGATCAACATCGCAGCAACGAAACCTGCCGCCGCATGGATTGAAGAAGGCGGTGCACTGACGTTCGGTGATGCCACTTTCGACCAGACCTTCCTTGATGCCTTCAAGCTTCACGTTGCCATCAAGGTGACGGAGGAACTGCTCTATGACAATGCATTCAATCTGGAAAGCTATATCATCACCCAGTTTGGTAAGGCACTGGCAAATGCAGAAGAGGATGCTTTTCTCAACGGCAGCGGTGTCGGCAAGCCTACGGGTATTTTCGATTCCACAAAAGGTGGACATGTTGTAAATACGCTGACTGCGTCAATTAAGTCCGATGATATGCTCGATCTGGTTTATGGTTTGAAGCGGCCTTACCGCAAGAGTGCATCCTTCATCATGAATGATGCGACGCTTGCACAGCTTCGTAAACTGAAGGATAACAACGGCGCTTATATCTGGCAGCCTTCTTATCAGGCGGATGAACCTGACCGCATCCTCGGCTATACCGTCCATACTTCCGCATATGCGCCTGCTGATGCGATTGCCTTTGGTGATTACAGCTATTACAACATCGGTGACCGTGGCTCTCGCTCCTTCAAGCAGCTGAACGAACTGTTTGCCGGCAACGGCATGATTGGTTTTGTTGCCAAGGAGCGTGTGGACGGCAAGCTGATTCTGCCGGAAGCCGTTCAGATTCTCAAGCTGAAAAGTGAGTAAGAATGTCGGAGATGGGGCAGCAATTTGTTCCCCATCTTCCTTGCCTAGGAGGTGATGCCCACATGGTTACGGTAGAAGAAATGAAACAGTATCTGCGTATCGACTTTTCTGAGGATGACGGCCTGCTGGGCATCCTCATCTCCTCTGCTGAGGAATTGTGTGCTGGCGTTGCCAGAATGCCTTTGGAAGAATATCGTTCCCTCCAAAACGATCATGCCAAGACGGCTGTTTTATATGCAGTGGCTTATCTGTATGAACATCGTGAGGAGGCCGACCATCATCAGCTGACGATCGACCTTCGCAGTCTTTTATTCGGTATGCGCAAGGAGGGATTCTAATGAACGTAGCACTCATGAATCTCCGAATCACTTTTCAGCAGAATACTGTGGTGACTGATTCCATCGGAAATCATAAGAATATCTGGGCAGATTGCTTTTCCTGCTATGCCACCATCAGCAGTGAGAATGGAGCGGAAACAGAAACAGCCGGACAGACAATACCGCAAGCAAGCGGAGCATTTACGGTCAGATACTGTAAGCAAACGGCCGCCATTACAACAGACGAATACCGCATCCGCTGTGGCGATGACCTTTACAATATTACTTCTATTGACCACCAGAACAACAAGCGGAAATCGTTGAAGTTCTGGGTACAGAAAGTGAGACGGTGATTATGGCGGCGAGTGTATCCATCGGAAATATGGCAGATGCCATCATGAAGGAACTAAATGCGTATGCCGATACGACCGCAGATGGTGTAAAGACCGCTGTGCAGAGAGCCGCCAAGACTGTGAAATCAGAGATACAGGCAGGTGCGCCTGTGAAAACGGGTGCATACAAGAAAAGCTGGGCTGCGAAGAATACGGCGGAGTCCGCCAATAAACTGGAGATTACCGTGTATTCTCGCAATCGTTATCAGCTTGCCCATCTGCTGGAACATGGTCATGCCAAGCGCGGCGGCGGCCGAGTAGCGGCAAAACCGCATATTGCATCGGCAGAACAATCCGGCATAGAACAGCTGGAACAGGAAATCGAGAGGTGTATTCGCAATGGATAAGCTGTTAGAGATTTTGAAGGCCACAGGTATCCCATTTGCCTATGACCATTTTGCAGAGAGTGAAGCTCCAGAACCGCCTTTTATCTGCTATCTGCTGCCGGATTCGGACAACTTCTCTGCCGATGGCAGGGTCTATTACAAAATCAACGAAGTTCATATGGAACTCTATACCGACACCAAGGACTTGTCGGTGGAGAGACAGTTGGAAGCTGTGCTGGATAAGCATGGCATTTTTTATGACCGCTCCGAGGTCTGGATCGAGAGCGAAAAACTGTATGAAGTCCTTTACTCTTTTGAAATGGAGGCTTAACAGCTATGGGTAATAAAGTCAAATATAATCTGAAGAATGTCCATGCGGCAAAGCTGACAGAATCCGTTGTGGACGGTGCTGTCAAGTATACCTATGCCGCTCCACAGGCAATTCCTGGTGCTGTCAGCATCAGCCTGGATGCAGAGGGTGATTCCAGTCCTTTCTATGCAGACGGCATCGTGTATTTCCGCTCGGTAGCCAACAATGGTTATTCCGGTGAATTGGAGATTGCATTGATTCCTGAGTGGTTTCGTACCGACATCCTGCAAGAGACATTGGATTCCAACGGTGTGCTTGTGGAGAAATCCGATCAAGCAGAGAGCGTAAAGTTCGCACTGCTTTTTGAATTTGACGGTGACGTTCGTGCCATCCGTCATGTGATGTATAACTGTACCGCGTCCCGTCCTTCCATCGAGTCCGAGACCAAGGAAGATACCATTGAGCCGGGTACAGAAAAGCTGTCTCTTACTGCCGATCCTCGTGAGGACGGTTTGGTCAAGAGCCGTACCGGAGATACCACTTCTGCAGAGACGTATCAGAACTGGTACAAGTCCGTATATACTCCGGTGGAAGAAGACAAGGGTTAATGGAGGTACAAGCGATGCTTCAGAAAATTGTCAAAGTCGGTGATAAGGAGGTAGCGTTTCGTTCTTCCGCTACCATTCCCCGTTTATACCGCATGAAATTCAAGCGGGATATTTTCAAAGACTTATCCAAACTGGAACAGTCCTATCAGGGCAAGACCAGCAAGGGCGGGGCTTTTGAGATTGAAGATTTGGAAATCTTCGAGAATGTAGCCTATATCATGGCGTTCCATGCAGACCACAGCATTCCGGATAATATCGATGACTGGCTTGACCAATT